TCTTGTTGATTACTTCACCAACATTGGGGATGTAATCGAAGGCATTTCTACGGGTGTGGTTACGTTGTCTTGGGGCATGCGGCAAGAAAAGGCGACTAGGTCTGTCTTTATGACGACTCAGTCGGATCTTAAAAACCTGCAGCTCGCCTTAGGGCATAAAAACCTCCGTACATTTGTTACCGGCGCTGGAGTTACGGGTCATCGTAAGGAATACGTTCGCATTCCGATCGATCACGTTGCGTTAGGTCATAGAGACCTACGCTTCGAGATTCCGGGTGCGAACTCCCTAAAATGGCTCAATATAGCTGCGCTCGCAACTTTGCGAACGTAGTTTCTCTTTACCAATCAAACCTGCCTTTTGGCTAGGAGTTAATTGTGACTATTGCCTTGACTACACCCGTTACGGGCTCTGCCCAGACCGGGTTCACCTCACCGACTTACACAGTCGTTGCGGACACGCCGCCCAATGCCTATTCCAAACAGTATGCTGTAACCGCCCTTGGCGGTACACAGTCACTGGTGGATGTGCATGGGGCGTCGAAACCCTTCACGATCACGTTCGCAAGGCCGCAGGTCATTCGACCGGCACCGTTGGCGAATCCCGTGACAGGGGTGATGCCGAATGCCCCGCGCAATGTCTACAGTGTTGTCGTACGCAAAGGGATGACCCCTGGTGTAGGACAGAATCCCCAAGTTGCCGTCCTTCGATGCGACCTTTCAGTCGTATCGGGTGCGGACCTGGTGGAGCCTGAAGATATTCGTGCTGCGTTGTCTCTCCTAATAGGAGGGTTGACTCAGCAATCCGCGGGGCTAGGGGACACCTTGGTTAACGGACTTCTTTAGGTAGTTGAATGAAATTCAGCTATCGACAGAAGCGATCGTTGATCAAGATAGTTACAACGGCAATCATTTCCGTTCTGACTGTTCTCTTGAGCGTTTAGAGTTTTTAATTCTCAACACTACGAGGTGAACTGTGGTAAAAATCACAGCTCTTTCTCAATACTTAAACGAGGACCTCTATGACTACTTCAATCAATGCCAACCGGATAGCTTCGTTTCGTGGTCGGAATACGCAAAATCTCGAGAAGGAGCTACGACGTCGGTTAACATCGACGTTACTAGCGAATCTTCGGGACCTGCATCCGACTATGAACGAACGCGAACAACTCGATCGGATCAGGATCGCACTAACCGCCAAGATGGAGTGTCTTTTAGACATCCTGTCGTCGCAATTAGAGACGATGCCTGTGACCGAACTTTGTCTTCTGACTGGCTTGAGCCACGATGGAGTCATAGAGCAACACCTGTTGGGGTCGCGTGCCAAAGCCTGATTGCCTCTCTCACGAAAAAATACCGTGATGAGGTTGGAATTAGTGCTGAGGATGCGGCCTTTAACAAGTTCATACAGGTCAATGACCGTTGTAAGAACTGGTGTTTGAAACTGCAGTTTAGCTGGGAAGAGGAACTATTCGGGCTCCTTAAGCAAGAGCTTGATGATTTCTTCCATCCCGGTGGCGAGATACTGGTTAACAGCGAGAACGCGATCTGGGATCGCGGGCGCTGTGGGCCAGGTGCTAGCCTCGGTGCGAATGGGGTCGACTTCTACACGAAGTTGTTCTCATCCGAACTTACTGCAACGTCACTCGAAGTGTATTATCAATACGCTGCTTGGTGTGCAGCAGATCCCAATTGGCGAGACGCCGAATTTCAACGGCTTACCTCGTTTGGGCTGCCCAACATCATTCTTGAGTCCCAAGTTACTTTCGTCCCAAAAAATCGAGACACGCTGCGGACCATTTGCACCGAGCCTAGTCTGAACATGTTTGCTCAGTTAGGATTAGGTGCACTCCTGGAGGATCGACTTCAATCCCGTTATGGGATTGATTTTTCGAAACAGCCAGGGAGGAACGCAGAGCTCGCTAGGTTAGGAAGTATTGCAGGTGCGATTGATACAATCGACCTTGAGAGTGCTTCTGACTCCTTGTCACTTGCGATGTTGGAATCTGTGCTACCAGAGTGGGTTTTTGACCTCCTTTGTATGTATAGATCTCCAATGACAAAAGTCCGAGGAGAGCGAGTTAAATTAAACATGATCTCTACGATGGGTAATGGAACAACGTTCCCATTACAGACGATCGTATTCACGTGTGTCGTTCAAGCGGTGGCTAAGCAGCTAGGTGCGCCGATAAGGCGTGCTGATCTGTCCTGGTCGCCCTGGGGTGTCTTCGGAGACGATATTGCGATTCCGTCTTTTATGACGGAGCGTGTTATCAGGCTCCTTGATATCTTAGGCTTTCAGGTAAACCGCGAGAAGTCATTCACCGACAAGTGGATGCCGTTTCGGGAGTCATGCGGTTCCGACTACTTTCGTGGTTGGAATGTCCGAGGAGTCTATCTTAAGACTTTGAAGACGCCGCAATCCCGTTATGTAGCTATCAACCTCCTAAATGAATGGTCTGCGCGTTGGGGGATTCCCCTCCGACGTTCTATCGGCTATCTACGCGACTCGGTGAGGATCTTGGCAGTTCCTCCCTGGGTTGGCAAAGACGCTGGTATTCACGTCCCTGTCGAGGCTCTTCTGACCGGGTACTTTGATGTGCTTCGTAGTAAAAAATATGGAAATTCTTTCCTATTTCGTAGCTACGAAGCCATTGTACCTAGCTTGAGAGTCCTCGATGATGTGATTGCCATTCCACGACACCTTAACCGGGTGCCGCGCAGGGCGTATAATCCTTCCGGATTACTCATCGCTGCGATTG